GGCTTTGAAGTAATGCACGAGCGTAATGCTCACAACTTCCCACTCGACTTAGCATCAGCTGAGTCTACAAACGTAGCACTAACTGCACCACAAATAGCATAACCCCGACGTCCGTTCATCGCTTTATGCGACGCATGTCATCTAGTCATGGAACGGGGGCTAGGTATCGGAGGAAGCTATGACAGTAACTTACGTTTACCGTGGTGTTACATATACTAAACTTGTTAAGTAATGGCACATCAAAGCTCGGTCATGAGAGCAGCAATCACAAGGTTATCACCTGAGACTTACCCTGCTCCAGAACCAGAAAACAAAACTGAAGAAAAGAAAGAAGATGCTCAACTAGAGACTCCTTCTTACTAAACAGCCGG